GGAGAGGAATTTGATGTTGGTATAGATGAACTCAAGAGTGGATACCAGAGACAGGCTGACTATACTCGTAAGTCTCAAGCACTAGCAGAGCAACGCAAGGAGACGGAAAATATCCAGTCCGAGCGTATGCAACTAGAGCAAGAGAGGCAAATGTACGCAAATGGTCTTCAGATGTTGCAAGAGCAACAGACAGCCAAGTTGCAAGACTTCGATAAAGTAGATTGGGAAACTCTTAAACAAGAAGACCCATATGCTTATATGATTAAGAAGGATGAGTACAGAGATATACAGGAAAAAGCAGATAATGCTGCACAGCAACGAGTTCTAATACAACAAGAACAACAAGTTGCGGCACAGCAAGAAAGAGGACAGTTTATTCAGCAAGAATATGCTAGACTTGTAGATGCTTTACCAGAGTGGAACGACAAAGACTCTACTATTAAGAAGGACGTACAAGAGTATGCTGCTTCAGTAGGCTTTAGACCAGAAGAGATAAATCAGTTAGCAGACCACCGTAGTGTCTTAGTAATTAAGAAAGCTATGGAGTTTGATAAACTAACAAAGAAAGTAGCTCCGAAGAAGAAAGCAGTCAAAAAAGCTCCCAAAGTACAAAAAGCCGGAAGAGGAACATCGAAGGAAGAGACAGCTGCTGAAACACTAAAAGTAAAGCGTACACGGTTGAGGAAGTCTGGCAAGCAACAAGATGCCGCTTCCTTATTTTATGATATGCTTTGATATGAGGAAATATAATGCCAACGCAATTCAAAACGTATGATGCAACTGCAATCCGTGAGGATTTGTCGGATGTAATCTACGATATTTCGCCAACGGATACTCCGTTCCTATCCAGTATTACTGGTAAAGGTTCAGTATCTAATACTCTTTTTGAGTGGCAGACAGATGCACTCGCTGCAGCTGTCATCAATAACTATCACGTTGAGGGGGCTGCTGCTGGTACAGCTGCAACTACCGCTACTACACGTTTGCAGAACCACACACAAATTTCTAAGAAAGTTGTTGAGGTTACTGGTACACACGAAAAAGTAAACAACGCTGGTAAAAAATCAGAGATGGCTCACCAACTCGCAAAGGCTTCTAAGGAGCTTAAGCGTGATATGGAAGGCTCTCTCCTAGCTAGCAACGACTCTGCTCAGGGTGATGCTTCTACAGCACGTGAAACTAGAGGAGCTGCTCATTGGATTACAACTAATGTAACTGATGCAGGTGCTTCTGGTTCACACGCTGCAATGGTTGAAGCTGATGTAACTGCTGTTGCAGAATCTACTTGGACTCAAGGTGGTGAACCATCTACAATCCTTTTAGGTGCTACCAACAAGAAGTTAATCACAGCTATGTCTGGTCGTGCTGACGAGACTCGCTCAGTAGTCGATGAAAACAAGACAGTCTACAATGCAGTTGAAGTTTATGTATCAGATTTTGGTACATTCAACATCACGCTAGACCGTTTCTGTGACCAAGATATTGTCTACTTCCTAGACCACGATATGTGGTCAGTAGATTATCTACGTGACTTCCAGACGGTTGACATTGCTAGAGAAGGAGACTCTGATAAGAAGATGCTTCTAGTTGAGTACGGTCTACGCTGTGGTAATGAAAAAGCCAACGGTAAGATTCAATACACTACTGGTTAATAGCTAACCTAATAACCCACCCTAGGAAACTGGGGTGGTTTACTTATGACAGTAAAATCTAAACTAATTCAAAACGCAGACGGAACTTTAACTATAGCCAGTGGGCAAGAGGATAAAATAGTCAAAGACCTCTATGATATGAATAGCACTGACAAGTTCACTGCTGGAAGAAACAAATATAAAGGGGACTCCCAGTTCTCTCACCGTGTTGCTAGGATACCTCTTATTGTAGTAGAGAAGATGATGAGAGAGAAAGTCTGGGGAAATCAAGAAAGAATGAGAGAGTGGCTGAATCATCCAGACAATGCTGCTTGGCGTACTACTAAAGGAAAAGTATAATGGCACTAGGCACATTCACAGAATTAAAAGATGCAGTAGCAGACTGGTTAGACAGGTCAGACTTGACAGCTAGAATACCGGACTTCATAACACTGGCAGAGGCTAGACTCAATAGGGACTTACGCATACGCCCTATGGAAGTAAGAAGTTCGATGGAAACCACAGCTAGTCAGAGATATTTCAATCTTCCCGGTGGTTACTTACAAATGCGTAATATACAACTGAATACAAACCCTATCACACCTCTCGAATATATAACACCAGAGATGTTGGATAGGTTATATGGAAGCGATACGACTGGTAAGCCAAGGGCTTATACATTAATAGGTGACGAGATACAACTAGCACCTATACCAGATTCTGACTATACAGTTGAGATGGCTTTCTATGAGAAATTTACACCGCTAGGTGATGGTACTTCAGGTACTGTAACAAGTAACTGGCTAACTTTAAACGCACCAGATATATTATTGTATGGTGCTCTATTGGAGGCAGAACCTTTC